TTTAAGAACTTTGTTCGACGGTCGCCTTCGGCTTTAAGAACTTTGTTCGACGGTCGCCTTCGGCTTTAAGAACTTTGTATTAAGCCATATCATCTTTTTCTTTATTTTCTTCATCATTAATTATTAATTTATTTCTCTCTAATTTAAAAAATAATATTGCTGTAAATGATAATAAACAAAAACCTAATATTATAACTTTAATAGCTAAATATTCTTTTTCTTCATATATATGTAAATAAGGATAAACAGCAAATAAATCAAAATCATCTATTGAATTATACTTATCTAAATGAGGATATAAATAATAATCTTCTGTTCTATCATAAATTTCCATATTTATAATATGAAAATTTATATTTAATATTTATTTAATATTTATTAATTATATAATGGCAAAATTAAGAATATATAAAAGTAAAAAGCGTAATTATTCTCGTAAAAATAAAACCAGAAAAACCAGTAAAACCAAAATTTACATGCCTTGAAATAGGCAAACCTTGTTGATTTTTAGTGGGTTTTGTCCCATTTTAAATCTTCAAGGGTGTAAATAGCATATTACGTAGATTTATTTTATTTATTTGTATTAATAAATAAAATTGATAAAATTAATATAAACAAATGTCTTTTATAAAGATTATACAATGACAGACATTTCTTGCGAAATTGAACTTCAATATGACAATCAAACAGTTGTGTCGGACATAACTGATAATAGTTCATTATCTGATTATGACAATAAATTTGCTGATATTGTTTTAAAATTAGAAGCTGAGTTAAATAAATTAACGGTTGATAATATAAAAGATAAAATTAAAAATTCAGGATTTACAAGTATTCCAAAAGTAAAAAAAACAGAATTAATTGAAATGGTATTAGAAAAATTTGTAGACATTCAAGTAAATTTAAAAAATCTAAAAGCTAATGAATTAAAAACTATTTGTAAACAGTATAATATTAAAGGAATAGCAACTGCTAAAAAAGAATCAATAATCCTTCAAATTATGTCATATTTAGCAACAAACTTAAAATTTAAAATTGACGAGCCTGAACAAGTTCAAACAATTAATGAAAATAATAATGAATCTCAATTATCTTTAATAGAACAACTTGAAAAACAAAAGCAAGAAATTGAACAAAAAATGAAAGAAGAAATTGAAAAACAAAAACAAGCTGAATTGGAAAAACAAAAACAAGTTGAAATTGAAAAACAAAAGCAAGATGAATTTGAAAAGCAAAAACAAGCCGAACTTGAAAAACAAAAACAAGATGAATTTGAAAAGCAAAAACAAGAAGAAAAATCTGAACTTAAAAGAAAAAAACAGTCTATACCCAAAAATGTTCGAATTATTGTATGGAATCACTATATTGGAGAAGATATAATTAAACACAAATGCTTATGTTGTAAAAAAGTAACTATATCAAATACAAATTTTGAAGTGGGTCATGTATTAAGTGAAAAAAATAGCGGCACACACGAGATTAATAATTTAAGACCAATTTGTTTTGCATGCAATCATTCAATGGGTGCTGAAAATATGATTGATTTTGTTGTTAAATATGGATTATACATTGGTTAAAAATTTATAATTTATATTTGATTATGTAATAAATTTTTTTATACAGCATACATAAGTGCCGCATTACCACCAATAAATGTTACCATATTCACTCTCTCTTCAATTAAATACATATTGTAATTGTAATCATAAATTCGCCAAGTTGGTTTATTAATGCCAACAATTTCGCCAGTTGTTGGGTCGCAAATAGTAAGCACTTGAGCATAAGGGTCTACTGGTGGCGTTATTGTTGTAAATTCATACTGTATATTTGTAAATCTACTCATATTCATAGCTCCTGATGGTTGTTTTGAATATGGACTTGTATCGAGGCAAAAATTATAACAATATAATCCATTTGGTGCTGCGCCAGCGGTTCTTGTATATTTTTCAACATAATTGTAAACGCCTGCTGGCAATAAATTCTCTCTATATTGTCCATCCAATAATATTCCTAACGAAACCAATATTTGCTTCAAGTTTTGAGGATTATAAATGCCGGTTATATAAAGACCACTAAGAGTACCATCAGGATTTAATCCTGGACCTAAAAGTGCCGGGTTTGGTGGAGATGGTGCCGGATTTGGAAAATCTCCAGCAGTTGGTGCCGGTGTAACGTCTTGCGGCATATAATTATATGGCCAATTTGTATAATTTGACCATTGATTGCGTAAATTAGCATCACTGCGTTGAAAATAAAACATCCAACTGATTACCATACCAATTGAATCAATATCGATTTTATTTTGCCCTGTTACATTGTAATATGGTTTTTCATAAACTTGCTTTATTAAATATTTTTGTTCGTTTTTAGCAAATATCTCTGCTTCATCATTGGAAAGAAAGCAATAAGTGCAATTTAAATTAATATCCGCATTCCAATTAGTTCTTGTATCTACATAAGATGTAGGACCTAATTCTTCATCAGGAGGCGTTTGTAAAAATCTATAAAATTGCTGGTAAAATTGGTTAAAATTCGGTGCAATTACTGGAAAATTGTTTGTATAATCCATAACATCTCTAATAGTAAACCATTCATTGACAGGTCTAAATGAAACGCTTATTTGTAGCTCATTATATTGTAGCGCGATTAATGGAAATGCTTGCTCTGTAACTAAGTTAAACCAAGCGCCTAAAGGAATGTAAAGTGTGCGACCCATTATTGATGGCTGTGCTCCGGCAGGACTTGTTGTATAAAATGCGTTTGGATATGCATTAACACGAGCGCCGGAATTTCCAGGGTCATTAAGTTCCGGCACATTGCCTATCATCTCATTAAATAATTCGAGTTTTGTTTTAGAAAAATCGCGTCTTGCTGAATTTAAGATATATTGTCCGGAATATTGTTGTAGTTTTTGATTACCACATGTAATTGTGATTTGGCTAATAATTTGAGCACCCAAATTCTCAATCCATTGAAAATCATAACCAGCCCAATTTGTATAAACAGTGCTACCGTCGCCTTGAGGAACTGCTTGAGGAGGCATAACAGGACTCCATATGTTAGGTAAATTTATTGATATATAGCAATCCATAAGAAGATCAGCGTAGCGTTTGACCTTAAAATTAAAGGTAGATTCACCATTAAGACTGAGAGAAGGAGTTCCATCGAAATCAAGGCGAAAATTTTGCTTACCAAAGTTCGTTATTTTTTTATAAGTGCATTTCCAAAAAGTTTTTTGAGGATTTCCATTTAAAATTACATTTTGCTGTCCAACAGCGACAAGTTGCATTAATCCGCCTGGCATATTTAGTATATAATTATATTTATTTTTTAATTCTTAATTTCATCATAATATTATTTTTATTTCTAAAATAAAAATAATAAGATATATTAGATATTTATGTCAAGTCAACCAAAAGATTATTTAAGCGCAATAAAAGGTCTAGATGAGGATTTTCAATCATATGCTATCATTGCTTTTACATTTATTATATTAATTATTTTTATTGGTTATATGATTTATTTAAGTAAATTAGAGAGAGGTGAAGTAAGTTATATGAATAATTTATATCCATCAATCAATGGTAATATAAGAGCAATTACTTCTTCTGACCCAGATTGTAGCGGCAATTTATGCGATTATTACATTAAAACAGCATATAATGCGTGCTCAGGAGGCAGCTATAAAAATGATTTTGTTGACATCAACGTTTTAAAGGCTGTTATTAATCAAGGCGTTCGTTGTCTCGACTTTGAAATTTATTCAATTGATAATCAACCGGTTGTTGCTACATCTACTTCAGATAGCTACTACATTAAGGAAACATTTAATTCAGTTCCATTTGGCACTGTAATGGACACAATCAATGGTTATGCGTTTTCTGGTGGAACTTGTCCGAACCCTACTGACCCATTAATTATTCATTTAAGAATTAAAAGTAATAATCAAAAAATGTATTCTAATTTAGCAACTATATTTAAGTCATATCCTAATTTAATGCTTGGAATGGATTATAGTTTTGAAAATTCCGGCAAAAATTTAGGTTTAAATCCACTTTTATCCTTCCAAAATAAAGTTATTTTAATTGTTGATAAAACAAATAATTCATTTTTACAAAATGAAGACCTTTTAGAGTATATTAATTTAACAAGTAATTCAATTTTTATGAGAGAATATAATTATTATAATGTTAAAAATAGCCCTGATACACAAGAGCTAACAAATTACAATAAAACTGGAATGACAATTGTAATTCCTGATACAGGAAGCGCGCCTTCAAATCCAAGTGGCTTATTATGTCGCGGGTATGGTTGTCAAATGGTTGCAATGCGTTATCAATTAGTTGATAATTTTTTGATGGAAAATACTGGTTTTTTTGATCAAAGTGGATATTCATTTTCCTTGAAACCTGCCTCTTTACGTAATCAACCTGTAACAATTTCTAATCCAACTCCACAAAATCCTCAATATTCTTATGCAACAAGATCAGTGTCAACTGATTATTATAGCTTTAAAACATAGTATAAATTAAAATTTATTGTAAAAATATAATAATAATATTAGTATATAATAATAATATTAGTATATAATTATTATATTATGTCAAATCTAATACCCTATATAATTATAGAAGCAAGTCCTAACTCATTTTTGCCCTCTATTAACTATATAAAAGGATTTGTAGAGAAATATAAAGTAAAAAGTTATTTGTTTAATTCTCTAATTAACTTTATACAAAAACAGCCTGCATTTGCTAACATAAATACACTTGAAAAAGTTAAAATGTTTTGGAATTATTTTTATAGTTCTGGATGTATGAAAAATAAACCATGGGAAGCATTTATTATTATAAATAATTGCTGGGAGACAATTTTATTTTCTGATGAAGAAATTTTATATTCTTTATTACATAACGTACAATACAATAACAATTTAATTATAGAATATGACGTAATTATAGAAGATGATGTAATTATAGAAGAAGACAATACATTTAATTATTATATATCTTCAGACGATGAATAACAATATTTAATGTATTTTACGTTTTTTATTTGAATTGTTTGCCATTAAATTTTTAATATCATCATTATCATTATCACAGTTATTATCATTATTATCGTTATCATTATTATCGTTATCATTATTATCGATATCGTTATCATTATCATTATCATTATCATTATCATTATCATTATCACAGTTATTATCATTATCACAGTTATTATCATTATCACAGTTATTATCATTATCACAGTTATTATCATTATCACAGTTATTATCATTATCATTATCATTATCATTATTACAGTTATTATCATTATCACAGTTATTATCATTATCACAGTTATTTACAATATAATTATCAAGCATTTTATTTATATCTATTGATTCTTTAATTTCATTAACAACATTTTTTAACCTAGTTTGTACTGTCCAATTGCTTTCACATATAATAGACCTACAGCATAAACAGTCTAAACCTGTTAAATCTCTTAGCAATTTTTTTCTATTTGGGTCATTACAAACTAATATAGACAAATAAGGTTCATCATTAACTTTAATTAGTTGAGGCGATTTAAATGGAAAATACTTATGAAGTGTAATTGTAAATATATTTTCTTCATGTTGAACAAGTATATAAGGCAACTCTAATCCATAATCAAATTTAACTTGATAATTTGAATACTCAGGTAATAAATCTTCCAAATCTTTAATAAGTCGTCTACAATATGTTCTGCCACAACGAGCAATAATAATTTCTTCTAATTCTTTATTTAAAACTTCTTGTGTAGTTGTCATCTTATTTATTTAACATTATTAATTGCGTTGTTTTTAAATTCAATTTTTATATTTATATTTAAGATATTAATCTAACATATATATAAGAAATAATATGAAAGAAAAAAACATTTGTAAAGATTTAACATTTAATGATTGTGAACTTGCTATTTTACGTATGGCAGTTGATAAAGCCGACGAAAAAATGGCAAAACGTGTTGTTAATTCTGATGACCTTAAGCGTATTATTCAAATTGTTGAAAATTTTATAAAAGTAGAAAATTTAATTTGTTATGGAGGAACTGCAATTAATAATATATTGCCAGAAGCACACCAATTTTACAACAAAGAATTAGAAGTTCCTGACTACGATTTCTTTTCTATAAACGCATTAGAAGATGCAAAAGCACTTGCCAATTTATATTTTAAAGAAGGTTTTACACATGTAGAGGCTAAATCAGGTCAACATCACGGAACATATAAAGTTTATGTCAATTATATACCTGTTGCAGATATAACTTATTTACCAAAGGAAATTTATAATTCAATAAAACAAGACGCAATACAAGTTGGAGGTATTTTATATACACCGCCTAATTATTTAAGAATGTCAATGTATTTAGAACTGTCAAGACCAGCCGGAGATATTAGCAGATGGGAAAAGGTAATGAAACGTTTAACGCTTTTAAATAAATATTATCCAATTACAGATATAAATTGTGGTGAAGTTGATTTTCAAAGAGATATGGAAGTTGACAATTTTGAAGAGAAAATTTATCATATAATTAGAACGTCTTTTGTTAATCAAGGAGTTGTTTTTTTTGGCGGTTATGCTATTTCTCTCTATTCGCAATATATGCCAAAGTCGCAAAAACATCAAGCCGAAAAACTTCCAGACTTTGATGTATTATCTAATGATCCAGAAACAACAGCACAAATTGTTAAGGAACGCTTAAAAGATGTTGGTATAAAAAATGTAAAAATTATAAGGAGAGATGCTATTGGTGAAATTATTCCGCTTCACTATGAAATAATGATTGGTAAAGATAGTGTTGCTTTTATTTATAAACCAATTGCTTGTCATAGTTATAATAATATTACAATTGCGGGTCAAAAAGTTAAAATAGCTACAATTGATACTATGTTGAGTTTTTATTTAGCATTTTTATATGCTAATAAACCTTATTATAATTACTATTTAGAGAGAATATTGTGCATGTCTAAATTTCTTTTTGAAGTACAACAAAAAAATAGATTATCACAAAAAGGATTATTACGTCGCTTTAGTATTACTTGTTATGGTCATCAAGAATCAGTTGAAGAAATTCGCGCACATAAAGCAGAAAAATATAAAGAACTTAAAAAAACAGGAGATAAAAAAGAGTTGGAAGAATGGTTTTTAAATTATAAACCTGATGAAATTAACTTAAAAAACAAAAAGGAAATAAAGAATGAAAAGAAGAATGAGAAGAAGAATGAAAAAAAGGAAAAGAAGTCTAAAAAAAGAAAAACAAAGAAATCAAAAGGTTTTGGATTATTAAGTGGCGGCAAAACAAGAAAGAGGTAAAGAACTTAGTTAAGTAGATTCTTTAGCATAACAAACATCTCCATAACATTGTTCTAAATTATCTTGAAACGACACCTTTTTGCCTTTGCCACATCCAAATGTTGTATAAACAATATAACCAATAACTGCTATACCAATTACGATGGCAATATACATAAATATTGATGACGAGCTAGAAGATATTGAATCTCCGCTAGTAACTTCTGGTTGATTTAAATTAAATGTTGAATCAGTAATATCAATATCATCCATTTTACAAATATAAAATATTAATTGTCGATAATTTAAACTTAAAAACAATTGTAAAACTTAAAAACAATTGTAAAACTTAAAAACAATAATTCTCTAAAATTATAACAAATACATCATATGATATTTTTGCTATAATTTTATACAATATATTTTCCTTAAATTCTTCTGGAACCTTTGTTTTAATATAAATAATACAATGAATTATGTAAATACATAACTTTTCAATTAATAATTTTAAATTATTAAATGCTTTTAAACCATAATTCCAGTCATTAACATAGCTACACATTGAAGTATTACTTTGCTTAATATAAAAAGCATGTATATCTAATAATCCAGAGAGAATACGATGAAAATTCGTTTTCTCATTTTTAACATTTAATAAGAATCCTACCTTATCACTTCCGTATAAATCTAAATACAATATTTTATTTATTCTCTCTTTAAATATAAATGGAATCATTCCGTCAACATATTTATTTTTATAAAGTAGATTACCATCTATTAAATATGGAACAAAACTTGATTTTATAACTGTTTCTATAACATCATCAATTGATTTATAAGTTGATTTTACCACTTTTTCACCAGTTTTAATATTATTACACGAAATATATAATTTATCATTTATTTTTTCACAAATATCCTTTGGAATTCTCTCTTCAATATGTTTTTTAATCTCTTTTAAACAAGATAATTGCATAGAACCTTTAAATTCTGTGCTAATTATATGATATAATTTTGGCATTAAATCTAAACCATCAATATAATATAAAAAGGCAACAATTGAGCCAACACTACAGCCTGATATTCTATTTATTTTAATATATTTTCTTCTCTCCATCTCCTTTAAAAAATATAATGCACCAACATGATAACTTCCATTAAATACACCACCATCTAATACTAAATCAATTTCTTCTGGCGTTTTGCGATTTTTTATATTATCTGGTAAGTTTTCAATTAATTTATTTACATAATCATTTATCATTTATTATAAATAAGAATTAACAAATTTATAATAAAACGTATTTATTTTTATTTTATTTTATTTTCTATTTTCCAACAATCTATTCATAAATAATTTGTCATCTTTATATGAAACATACATGTTAATTATTTCTGCTGGAGAATACAAATATTCTTGAACTTGTTGCAATAATTGCTTATCAATTGGCTTTTCAAATAAATGCTCATACATTTCTGATATTATATTATGACTTGCGTTATTTAATTCATGTGTAATATCAATTCTTCCAGGTCTAATTAAAGCAGGATCTAATTTATCATAATGATTTGAAGAAATTACTAAAATTCTACCAGGCGTCTCCCTTATTCCGTCCCATAAATTTAAAATATCATCTAAAGTAATTGGCTCATCAGAAACAATAGATGTTGATGTTGATGATTTCGTTAAACCATTTTCATTTAGCTCGCAAATACTTTGTAAAACTTCACCAACGCTTACAGTATCTAATTTAATTTGCTTATCTTTTTCTTTTTCTCCCTTATCTTTATTTTTTAAGCTTCTATTTAATACAATATCTCCAATGCAGTCAATATCCTCAAATACAATAATTTTCTTGTCAAATTTAATAACACCTTCTTCATTTTTGTCGTTATATGTATTTTCAAAAAAGAATTTTTCCAATTGGCGTTTCGTTTTAATAATTTTAAGTGAAATAACAATAATATGACGATTTGTATAATTAGCAAGAGCTTTAACAAAAGAAGTTTTGCCGGTTCCTGGAGGTCCGTGAAGACCAATACCAAGCGAATAAGGAATGCCCTTTTGATAATACCAATGACGATTATTTAAAAAGTAGTCAATTTTAGCAATAATTTCATTTTTACCATCAAAAAATATATTTTTAAATGTTCTTGCGCTCTCAAATTGATCTTCTCTCCAACAATCTAAAAAGGTTTCAACATCTGTTATAGAAGTTTTTTCTAAAAAATAAATAAATTTTTTATTAGTTCTTACATCTTTAATAGAAGCCAAATAATCTTTTGTAATTTTATCAATATAATTTTTAAGATAACTTACCGTGTGCTTATATGAATAAATAGCAATAGTGATTTTATCTGTTTTTGCATTTATTTTATCATCTTTATCTCTCGATTCTTCTTGCTCTACAGATGCTTTAACATAAATATCTTTATCAATAATAAAGTGTTTATATTGAGATACCATAAAAATATTTAAAGGTTTACGTCTATCGCTAGACTCATCTGACGATTGAAAAGTGCTATGTGTTTCTTTTAAACAGTAAATTGTTTTATTATTTTCAATATTTTCAATAATATAATTCCAAATTGCTTTAAAACGGTCGCTATAGATAGATGATGTATTTAAACTACTATATATTGAAACTGATGTGCTACGTTTACCTTCAATAATAATTTCACTTTTATTATAAAAATAGTTAATTACATCATTATAAGATAATGAAAATAAATATTTGTCAACATAATTTTCATAAATATAGGTAAAAAAGTAGCCAATAAAACTTAAAATAAAGGTTGATAAAAGTGCGTCAACAATAGGGTCATTAGTTTTAAATTTATTAAATAAAGACATATTTACCATATGCTTATAATTATTTTGTATTTGTTCTATGAATTCTCTCATAAAATAAATATTGTATAATCTTTAAGTTAATTATATAATATTTTAGAATATTTTTATAAATATTATATATAATGACGACGAGACATAAGAAAAGAAATCATAGTAAGCATAATAAACAAAGTTTAAAAAAAAGAAATGTAGCAAAAGGTCGCACTCAAAGTTTAAGAGAGATGGTAGCTAATTCAAGAACTTCAAGTGTTCGCCGTTTAAGAAGTCAAGGATTTAAACCAACAAAACCATTAGGTGTTAAAGAAGTTAGAATTAATACACCAGAAAATGAAATATATGAATATTATTTAGCTTCTTCAGAAAAGGATTGGAAATTACCTGAAAAAGTAAGAGGTATTCAAAAATGCGGAAAACATCCCCATAAAAGAGACGATTTTCCTTGTAAAATGAAACGCACCATATTTAATAGTAAAAAAGAGTATGAAGATTATGAAATGATGAAAGATATGAGAAATGAATCAACTAATTTTAAATCAAAGAGAGAACATTATGATAATATTGATACAGTACTTCAACTTCGTGGCGATGATTTGTATAGAATTGATTAGTCGCTTTAAGGACTTTGTCCGATGGTCTCTTTAAGGACTTTGTCCGATGGTCTCTTTAAGGACTTTGTCCGATGGTCTCTTTAAAAAGTACCAAAATGAGCAGTTGTTTTATTTAATCCATAAAATATTAATCCAAATAACACACTAGAAAATAGAAATCCATTAATATTTAAATTACCGTCATTTGAGAATAAAACAGGAAAATATGTAAATAAAAACTTTCTAAAAAATGGCAATTGAAATAAAAAATATAAAACTGCTAATAAAAGTGGTGTTTGAATTTCGTTATACATATCATCTAATGAATTCATGCGCTGAGCATTTTTATTATATTTATCAACCATATCTGAAGTATCTTCATAATTTTTAATATAATCACTATGCATTGGTGGTGGTGGAACATAATTTGGCTGAATATAAGGATCTGTGGTAATATTATTTGTATTCATTGGAATATCTCGAGATGGTAATTGAGTTGCACCACTAATACTTGCTTGTTGAAGCCCATTTACAATTTGGCTAATAGTGGATTGATCTAAAGATAAACCTTGTCCTGAAGGAGATGCTGCTTCAGAAGCAGACATAACAATATTATTACTTACATTTCCACCGCCAACAGGATCAGTTGGCAAATCTAAAATGCTGGTTGTATCACTCATAATTATTATAAATATTGAAATCGTTATAATAATTACGCAAATCTATTCAAATTCAACTGTTTTAATGAGAGAAGAACATTTTGTTGGAATTTGATTATATTTTACACATTTTCCATTGCTTTTGTAAATTTTATCTTCTATTTTCTCTAAAGGCGGCGCATGAAATTTAAGACATTGTTTATCTTTACAAACAGTTCTAAATAAAGAAGCTAAACCAAAACCTAATAAAACAGACATTATTATTTTACCTGTTTCTGTATGTACAAATTTTTCTAAATGCATATTACTAATATATAATAGTATTTAATTTTATTCAATATTTATCATTTTATTAAACAAAAATATGGCAAAATATGCCATACACAAAGACATAATAATAATTATTAAATGCTTATCTAAATTTAGCGCTTTAATTGTTTCTGATTCTTCAAAATCTAAGAAATCGGTTTCCCTCATATTAATATTAAATTATTAAAATGCTTTTATATTGTTTTTATAAGTATTCTATTGTTGAATAGGAATACTTGATATTTGGTTTGGATCGCTTGGACATTTTACTTCTTCTTCCTCAAAGTAAAAGCAATTATCAGCTTTATCTTTAAATAATACTTTATTAACTGTTTCTGGACTTGGA